CCCTCATCATATTCAAGACCATTGGAAACCTCATTGAGGGACCAATGTAGTTGCCGAACTTCCTGGATCACCTCGAGCGGGCGAAGCAGAATCTATCGAACTCTCACTAAGAGAGACCTCCTCAACCACTGGAGCTTTAGGCTCCTGTAGGTCGGGATGTAACTCCTTGTGGGACTTACGATAGTACTCAGCTCATAGTGGTTTAGTCAAATTCTGTCACAACTTGTAGACTTCAGAGAAGTCCCGGAAAGGTCTCATGGCCTCCCGGTCTTCTCGTCAGAAGTCTTCCGGTATACGCGAAGTAATTAGGTCAGGTTCGAAGTAGAATGTCAACAGTGCATTGATCTGGTTATCAACCGGACCCTCTGCATTGTCATACATTTCTTGTAGAGCACCGAAGGCAGGTAAATAGATCTCATCAAAATCTATTCCTATCTTCTTTGCTGCTAACTCTTCGGCCTTTGCTAATCACCGATATCCATGAGAACTCGATTGCTCAAAGGATTCGTCCCAGAAGTCGGATTCAGCTGCTGATGAAAGATCAGGGTCTAAGACCCCCTTCCATGAGTACTTGAACTCCTCCAAATGAGATGTATCTCCTGAGTCCGAGCTCACAATATGGATGATCGGATACTTCGTATCCAGAGTCTTATCCACATTATTTAGTGAATCTTGGTACTTGGAAAAGATGTTAAGCATCTTGTCGACTTTGGAATCGACAAGGCCTCTACATTGATCCAAGACCCAAGCTAAATACTGCGGAGAGGGACGGTGGTATGTTCTCCACCCACTTTGAAGTATTCACTCAGAGTAAGTGGATTTCCCTAAAGGTGAGGTTGGATGGCTTAGCCATACCAATAACACTCTTAGGCGGGTAGAAAGATTAAAATAAAAGTTATTAAGAGCTTTAATTTTAGTCTTATAACCCAGTCCAAGGAAAGATAATATCTGGTTTAGAGTTAGATCGTACTTACGAACGAACTCCATGACCAATGCCGTACTTGCTTT